CGTTAGTTCCAATAGCTACACCTAAATTAGTTCTAGCAGTTGAGGCAGAAGTTAAGTCAGATAAGTTATTTGCTTTAACAAGTTTAGCATCTAATTGAGTTTGGATATTAGATGTTACATTATTTAAGTAACCAAATTCTGTATTTGAAATTGTACCATCATGGATTTTAGTTGCGTCAATTGCAGCACTAGCATTAATGTCAGCATTAATAATTGTTCCATCTGCAATCTTAGCACTTGTTACAGCACTATCATTAATTTTAGCAGTTGTAATTTGAGCATCAGCAATATGTTGAGTATCAATAGAACCATCTACATAATGTTCTGAGTCAATACTGTCATCAGCAATTTTTGCATTAGTAACTGCATCTGCTGCTATTTTTGCAGTAGTAACAGAACCATCTACCAATATAGAAGTAGTGACTGAATTTGTTGGAATAGAAGTATTGGTTCCAGATAAAGCTGCTACATAAATAGTTATTGATTCATTTTGTAATGATCCAGAATCCCAAGTTACATTTACAGTTGTGTCTGTAGAAAATGAAGATGAGCTAATGGTTCCGTAAATAGTTCCTGTAGATGAACCTACAGCTCTTACTCTACGATTAGCATGATAGAAAGATGTTACGTCAACTCCTGCTACTGTAAATGAAGTTGCACTAGCATAAGCAAATGTAAATGATGCATCTCCATCTCCATAGATAATCCATTGACTATCGTTATACCATTCTCTAGTGTCTGCAAGAATAGCTCTTATTGCATTATTAATATTAGAAGGTAACATACCTTCTGCAATACTAACTCCTCCTACTGATGTGTTATTTGCTGCTGTGCTTGAGTAATCTTTAATTCCTGTCATGTATTATCCCATAAACCATGTAAAAACTTTGTCAGTTTCTACATTATTTTTATTAATTAAACTATTAACAGATTCTTCCAATTGTCGTTGAAAAAACTCTTGAGTTTCAAAACTGTATCTAACATTATCTATATCTCTTTCAATAACATCAGCCATTATCTTAAACCTGCTTTACTAGCTATTATATCAATACCTTGTGCATGAGTAAACAAAGTGCCAGAAGGTACTTTAATATTAGCTTTAAAATATCTACCAGATTGTCGTACTGGATTCATGCCAGTACTGTTCATAACTGAGGTAGAAGACGTTGATTCTGCATCAGCTAATCTATCTCTAGTTTTAATAGTAACAGTAGCTTCTGCATCAATAATTGGTCTAATTCCTTGAATACTTGCTCTTAAACCAGGAAATACTTCAAATTCGCTAGTTTCAATTTCAGAAATATTAGACGTTCCTGAAAAAATAGCAGCTTTGTAATTTTCATCAATAGCACCTAAATATCTTTGTCCACCAGACCAAAAATCTGTATCTAATGCAATATTAATATTTTCTAAGTTTTGAGAAATAATGTCCATTAGTTCTACAGTATAAGCTCCCACAAATTGTGAAAAAATAAAAGATGAATTAGCTTCTGATAATGACCATTTTTGAGTAGCATAATTATAAATTAAAATTCTATCACAAATACCTGTAGTATTATTTGTATTTTGAGCAGATGGATATAGCCATAAAGCCAACTGATTAAAAGGATCTGTTGCTGCTACAATTCTATCTGTAAATGCTTTGTTCAAATCAAGATCAAAAAATCTATTTACTTTTTCTGCACCAATAGGAATAACGCTATCACCATTAATTTGATAAAATCCATCGTCTGCATAAAAGAATACTTGTCTATTATCTTGACAGACTGTTTGTCCATAAACAGCTCCTCTATTAGGAGAGATAACAGAAAATCTAAATATTGTTGCACCACCAACATAATCCATACGAACTATTTGGTTTTGTCTAAAGATATATCCAACTTCTCCAGAAGATATGGCAACAATCTCTCCACCAGAACCTGGAAGATCTTGATAGTCTGCTTGTTTATTTCCTGATGTCCATGTACCAATATCATTAATACCAGACCATTGAACTCTATTGGTATTACTAGCTTGATTACCTGTAACTAAAAAATCTCTTATGACACCACTTGTTCTAAATACTGGAGGTGTTCCATCTGTTGCTATAGCAGAAAGATTAGCAAAGTTAGTAGATGTTCCCATTAAATAATATTGAGGTGCATCTACACCATTACTTGCTATGACATAATTACCAAACTGAGTAAATGTCCAAAAGTCTGTATTACCACCAGTTAACGATCCTTTTCTTGAAGTAAAAGTTCCACCATCTAATTGATAGATATCAGTATTATTAGCAACAAAATTATAAACATTATTGGCACCATCTCTAAAAGAACCTCCTCCTCTACAATCTGCACCAATGTTATTAGAAGAATAACTAACTAATGATGGAAATCGTTTATATGAATTTAATGCATAATATACATTAGTTGCTACATTGGATCCAGGATTATTATGGCTTGGTTGATCAGGTAGCCATTCTCCAAAAGAAACTTGCATATTTACTCCTAGCTAGATGCTTTTCTACGATAGAAAGATAAATCAGTACTTACATCTGTACGTTGTACAACAGGTGCAGCACCATACGAATCTGTTCTATCATTGTTCTCGCATCGTTCTAAAGATGCTTGATACATTCCTAACCATTGTTGTTGTTGGTTAGGCTCGATACCACCCAAGAAATTAGATGCATGATACAAGCTACCATACAAATAAATACCAGGATGATAGGCAAGGATATAGTTAGTAGCAGTTCCAGAAGAAAGACTAGAGAATGATTTATAGTATTGTAAGTAACCTGTATAAGACGTATCAGGGGATGGAGCAAATCTAAAACTTTCTGTACCATTATCTGATTCTATACTATAAACTCTAGGTAATCCAGAAGTACTTGATCCTTTGGTTTTATACAAATTTGCAGGACTAATATATTCTAAATGATATTTGGTTCCTCCAGATAATATGTATAAAGATCTAGCTGCAATAAAACCAGTTGGTACTGTTACTGTTTCTGCATTAATAGTAATAGGATCAATTTGTTCCATTTGTCTGATTCTAAGTTTAGCATTAAAATCAGCTTCGCAAAGTTTAATAAAGTCATCAGCTATTTCAGAAGTTAAATCAGATCTATTAAGCCAATTAGCTATAGATGCTTTTAATTCTGTATAAGTTGTTAAAGCCATTATTCAAACATTCCTTTTGTTGTAACTATTACTTGTCTTTTTTGTCCAGTTTTTTTATTTACTTGTCGTGATCTAAATGCCATATATTTTTTTGGAGCATTTTTATCATTTTGGATTACATGTTCTAATGTATTAAATTTAGCAAAAGTAGATGATAAATTTTTTTTACTTTTTGAAGGTGAATATCCTGTAAATGCAGATTGAATTTCTGATTGTAATTTTTTAGAAGGTTTTTTTGAAAGGAAAACAGTAGTATTATTTCCAAATGAATAAGAATATCTACCATCTCCCATTAATTCAATTTTATTTTTAGCCATTAAAATCTCCCTGATGCAGTTCTAAAATACTTATAGTCGCTACTATTAAGTTTTTGTTTTAAAATTTTTTTTCTAGTTTCGTGTGGTAATCCAAACCAATTATTAGTACCATTATATTCTTTAGTCCACAAAGTTAAAACAAGTGTAGGAATACTAGCTACACGTTTCATGTCTTTGCCTACATTGTAACCTGAATCACCTTGGTTATATAAAGTTTTATTTTTTTTTAAGATTGAGTCTGTATTTTGAGATTGTTTAACAGTAAGTTTGCCATCTTCTTCAAAATAGTACTTTGTACCATCAGAATCTACAGATCTTAAAATACTCATTACTCACTTAGTTCAGTTACGTATAAATTTACAGTTCCAATTACAGCTACTTTTTCTCCTTGAGAAACTTTAAAAAATTCGGAAGTTTTAGCTTCCATAAATATTTTAGAAGTAGTTGCTGTAGGATTAACACCAAATTCTATATGACAATCAGCATCTGGAATTACTCTAACATATTCAATGTTTGCTCCAAATGCAGCAGATTGTGCAGATGTACCTGCTGAATTTATTTTTTGTGTAGTTACTGGTCGCATACCTTTATGCATATTTTTCTCCTAATAGTTAACGGGGGTGTTTCCACCCCCTAAAAGATTATCTTCTAATTACGAATGTTATCACACATTCACAAGCAGTTGAAGATCCGCCATCAGTAATGATTTCGATAGCTTGTCCTTCTTCTACTCTATTGTTTGCAGAAGGTGTTGAAGAATCAACATCTCCAGCAGCAGAACCATCATAAGCAACGGTGATACCACCATTAGTTACTGCTGTTCCACCAATCTCAAATGATAATGCAGCATCTGCTGTAGAAATAGCATTTTTGATTGAAGTATAAATTTTAACAATTCTACCTCCATCAGGTACTGCAACGAATGTGCTTCCTGCTGTACTAATGTCAGTTACTTTAGTTGTTAAAAAGTAGTCGTTTAATGTTCTCATTTTGTTTCTCCTATGTTCCGTCTATATCTCCATAAGACTTCATAGTTTGTAATGGGGGAGAACAAAGGGAGAACTCCCCCACTATTATTATATTACTACGAAGTAGTAAGGTCGTAAACTCCACCTGAAGCAGCTTCGTTTCTAGAGATCAATGTGAACTCGACAAGCATTTGTCTTTTCTCACTGTCACCAGTCTTAGCTAATTCATGCATAGTGAAATCTCTCAAGAATCCGATAGACCAATAGTCCATGTCTAGGACATGAGCATCTCTATCTCTTGAGAATCTGTTTGGTACAACTTCTAAGTCACCAAAGTCTGAAGAATATACATCGATAGAAGTATATAAAGTTTTATCTTCAGATGCATCGAACCTAGTTGATCCACCAGTAAAACCAGAAATTTTCTGTTTATTGAATGGGCCCACCATGATGATGGAAGGATTTCCACCAGCGTTCCATACGTTTTTGATAACTGTTTTCAAGTCAGCTTCTGTTAAAGCTCTTGCAGTACCATCAGTTCTAGCTGTATTACCCACACCGCCTGAAGCACCATCAGACGCAAATACGTCATTTGATGCAATCCAAGAGTTGATAGATCCAAATTTTCTAGCTGTTGAACTATCGCCAGAAACTTCAGCTTGGTTAGCTAACAATGTAGCTTCCATATCTCTTTTTAACTCTTTAGATTTTTTAGCGATTTGGTACGCTAATTCTGATGCTCTACCAGCTTTATCAACTGATTCTTGAGTACCAGTGATCACGACAGTTTTGTCCATGATCTGTGTTGTGTTTGACAATCTAGATGTTGCAGTTACAGCATCTAAACTTGCATCGTCACCTTCAACTACTGCGTTAGAAGTAGAAGCTGCGGCTAAACTATCAGTTTGCCACTCATGCAAAGTGTTTCTTACTGCTTCTCTAGCTGCTGAACTCATGAAAGGAGTATCAGTAGGAGAGATTGAGTAAATCACATCTTGCAAGTCTTCTCTTATACCAACAGCATCGTAAGTGTCGAATGTGTTTGTTGGTTGTGCCATGTTATTTTCTCCGTTAGGTTATTTAGTTAACATACCTAAAATTGCAGATTGAGCATCTTCAATACGCCCAGATTTCTTCAACTTAGATATTTTATTCCTTACGATAGATCTTTGAGAATTTTCAGAAACAGCAACGCCAGGTTTAACAACTTTAGGAGCCTTTTCTATTTTCTTTTGGATAATAGGTTTGCTTTGTTTAAAGTTATTATAAGCCATAGCATCTTTAAGTATCAGTAACAATCTATGATCTGATACTTCTGATATTTCTTGATCGTTATAACCATATCCTTTTAATAAGGATTTCATTCCAGATTTAAAAGAATCGATTTTATTAGGATCAGAAAATTCAGGTATGCGTTCTTGTGCAAGTCTAATTTGTTCAGCTAAGTAACTATTTTTTTTGTTACTTTCTTCTTCAGCTAATTTACTCTTTAAGAATCTAATTCTATCTTTCTGCTGTCGCATTTGGAAATCCACTTTTGACGCAGTAGTAGGATCTTCATCATAAAGACGTTGTAATTGCTGAGGACTCATCTGTTGTCCCATCATAGACTCAGCAGTAGCTATCGCTGTACTTAAATCTCTAATTCTCATATCGTATTGTTGACGCAAAACATTTTTTTCTTCTTCGATTTGTTTTCTCTCTAAAGATAAAGAATGTGTTTTTTGTCGATAGTCGGAATCTCTAGAATAACCTGCCTTAAGTTCATCAAGGGTAACCTCTAGCTCTTGACCTTGTACTTTGACGCGGTGGAGATTTGGTTTCTCGACTTCAACTTCAGACGCAGTTTCTTCTTTAACTTCCATGTTTTCTGTAGCATCGACATCTACTTGAGCTTCTTCAGATGCAGATTGGCTCTCTTGAGATGTAACCTGTTCCTCTACAGGTTCTACAGATGGTTCTGCTGTAACATTAGTTTCTGATTGTCCAGTTTCCTGTTTTGGCTCTTTAGGAGCTTCAGGTTGTGGATTCAGTAATCCTAAAATTTTATCAGCAGCACTCTTTACTGATTTATCAGTTGTTTGCATTATTATGCTCCTTTGTTAAACGCTTCCGTTATCGGATTGGCGTATTAGTGTTTCTAGCTCCGAGGAAGCTAGTTTACCAGTTTCCATCACAGTAACAAGATGACCTTTTATTTTGTCAAGCATATTAAATGCCATCCATAGTACTTGTCTTTGTTCATGGTCTTTGTAATTCGTATTGAATATTTCTGTTCGATATTGTTCAAACAGATAATCAAAAGCCTCTTTTACAATAGGGTCTTCTAAGATTAACTTAGCTTTAGTCCCCTTGGATATTTGTTGGTGTAGTTTGTTCTTGTCCATTTTCAAAAAACTTTTTTTGTTCATCCATTATTTTTTTAAATATATCACCTGATTGTCTTACTTGCTGTTGTTCTATCATAGAACGATTCTTTAATGCAATCTCATCAATCTTAGTTCCATATTTTAATTCCATTTCTTTAACTTGAAGTTCAAACTCTAATAGTTTTTCTCTCATTTTACTTTCAAGTTTTTTAATCTCAATTTGAGAATTAAGTATAGCTCTTTCGTTTTCACCTTGTACTTGAGCCAATGTAACTTTTTCAAATTCAGTAGGAGGTTTAGGAGGCAGTTGTGGCATTTGTGCCTGACCAACATCTGGATCCATAAAGTATGGTTCAACATTTCCTAGACCAGCATTTTCTACTAATTTACGTAATGTATGATAAATATTTTTAACATTAACAACTGGGCCAAATACATTCTGTTGTAAGTTAACAGCTTGTAATTGTCTTTCTAAAATAGCATTTAATAATATTAATTGTTGTTCTTTAGATCCAGTACCAAGTCCAACAGCAACAGTAATGTTCATTCTATCTCTCCACTCATAAGGTCGCATAGGAACAAATTTACCTCTTATACGTACAATTTTTTCTTTTTGTTGATACTTGCAAACATACTCAAATATTTTTTTAGCTAAATCTTTCACACCTGTTTCTGCAAATACTCTAGCTATTAATTCCATTCTCATTTGAGATTGAGTTAATATTTGGTTAATACCTGTTGCAGTTTTAGTATTTAATGTGTCAGGCATTAAACCTTGTGATTGTCTTGTTTGACCAGTTCTTGCTTCTTTAACAGCATCTAAATAATTTAACATAACAGACGCTTGTTCAGTAATAGGTTGTGCTTGTAATGGCATGATAACATTTTGTGGTGGTTGTTTTGTTCTAACAATACCGCCTGGTCTATTAGTTAATAGATCATCCATTGCAACTTGACCATCTTGAATAGCAACACGATTGTTATTTGTTAAATACATGTTGTCTAACATTTGACGCATAATAGTAGATTTAATTAATTGTATGTCTTCTACTAATTCAGAAATAGATCTGCCATAAAATCTATGAGGCATCAATATAGGGGTAATAGAAATAAATGGCATAGAATCAATTTCTTCAATGCCAAGTAATTTGTATGCTGCATCTCCAGCAATACATGCTTTTACTAATTCAGCTTTACCATCTCCATTGATATCTATTCTTGCATAACATTCATGAATTAAAACTTCATCTGTTGATTCATCTCCTCTATCTTGTGGAGCAGAATAGTCAGTATCAGAAAATCTAATATGTCTATCTTCAGAATAATAATTGGTATCTCCAATAGGTAAGTTCATAACAACTTCAGGATCATAACCCATTTCAATTAATTGAGTTTTAGTCATATTAGTTCTATGTGCAATAAAGTTTGCAGTATCAATAGACTTGGCTCTACGTTCAATTAAAAATTCTTCAGGTGGTACTGGTTCAATTTTTACTTTACCAAACTTTTGTGTTTTATGAATAACGCAATCATGAAATTTAATTGTATCAATTACTTCACCATTATCATCTTTTAATTCTTCTTCGTATTCAGTATGCTCAGATACAGAAACCTCATCATCAATTACTAATTGATTAAACTCATCGTCTGTTAATTTTTTATATTCTTCTCTAGTTGTTTTTTCTGAATCATCCCAAAATACTTTTAAGATACCATTTTTTTGAATTAAGGCATCTTTAAAAGCTGTATACAAAGCAGTGAATCCATCGTTTTCTTTATAAAAAACATAATTTAAATAATCAGAAGCTTGTTTTGCCATTTCTTCATCTTCTGGCCCAACAGGTTCGCAGGTAAATACATTATCACTTGCAGTAAAGATTCTCATAAGTGAAGGCATTAAAGCTTCTACAGTATCAGATACGTCTGTTGAAATAACTTGTGATCTACCTTCTTGTTCATTACCAAAAGGTTTTCCTAAATAATATTCTAAAGATCTTTTTCTACGACTTACAATCTCACCACCAATGTAGCCTGATGATGCTCTAATTTCTCTATTAATAATGGATAAAATTTCTTGTTCTGTTTTTTCTTTTTTAATCATACTATATATTTTGTATCGACTCTTATTGGTTTATCCCAATCAGTTGTTAAAATAGGATCATGAACACAGCCATATCTAAATGCATCTGCGGCATGTGAACACCAATCGTGTAAGGGTTTATTTTTAAAAACCTGATTTTTTTCATCCCATTGTTTCCTATACTGTCGCAATGCATCAATACCAAGTTTGCATTTTTCCCTATCAAACCAGCAATATGGTAACACATTTCTTACTGATTCGATACCATGATCTACTTCTAATTTAGGTGCAATCTCAAAGTCAATACCTAAATCTCTAGAAACTTCTAGTCTTGACTTTCCTGTTCCAAGTTCTCTAGCTTGAATATCATGTGGTGCAATATGCCTAGAATATAAATAATCTTTATTTTCCAACACATCTGCGTAATGCATTAGGCTTTCTCCACTATTTTCATAGTAGTCAATAATGTGTATTTCTTCTCCTACTCTTTGTACAAACCATATAGCTGTTGAATCTCCTATACCTAAATCCCACCATGTTTCTACTCCTACATGTTCATCACAAGGTACAGATCCAATTCTTCCTTCGTTATCTGCAGTAGTCATAAGTTTTCCAAAATAAGATCCAGATACTGCTGCTGTGAAAGAACATTCAAATTCTTGATTGTATTGTTCTTCAGTCATAATAGACTTAGCCATTTCTAATTCTTCTTTGTCTACTACTCCTGTTTCACTAGCTCTATATAAAGCTCCAAACCAATCTTGATGTCCACGTAAAGCGTAATCATATACTTCCCAAAACTGATTATGTCCCATGGGAGTTCCAATAAAAATTACAAATCCTTTTGTGTCTGCAATAGCTGGTCGAATAATCTCAGTCCAAGTTCTTGGAGCCATAATGGCATACTCATCCATTACAACACCATGAAACCCCATGCCTCGAAGTGAGTCTGCGTTATCTGCTCCAAATATTTGGATCCTAGATTCATTCCAAAAATCTACACGTAATTCAGATTCGTTTCTGCTTCCACCTAAATCCATTAAAGGTTTTGTATAATATTTTAAATAATCCCAAACGATAGATTTACCTTGACGATAGGTAGGTGCAATGTATGCAAGTTTTTGTCTAGGTTCTTTAGTTGCAGCTAAAATTAATTCGTTAATAGCTAATACAGATTTTCCAAATCGTCTATGACAAACTAATACATTAAAACGCTTTAATGATTTATGAACTTCTTTTTGAAGTGGTCTTGGCTTATAGGGAACTTGAATTTTTACTTCTTTAATCTTCCCACTTAAGGTCGACTCTAATTGGGGAAGTTTCGATTCTATTGGTTGTTGGAGCTTTTCCATGTACATAAGGTGCAGCTTTTTCGGCTGCGTAAAGTTTTCGTTCAGGTGAACTTAAAGGATGGTTTAACACAGAAAGCAAATAATCTAAAGGGGATGTTTGATATTTAACTGCAAGTTCTTGCATGTCTTTCCATTTTTTACGAAAAGAAGATCCTTTAGGTCTACCTGCACCTTCTCGTTTACCACCACGTTTAACTATTTTTTCTTCTGACATTAGTAATAATCTTTGTAACCCATAGATACAATTGTATCTCTTAGATCTCTATCTTCTCCTACCTTAGGAGCTTTTTCGTATCTTCTGGATGAACCACCTGCTAGATATAATCCACCAGCAGCTAATGCTCCGTAGGTTCCAAACTTAATTCCTTTTTTGACAACAGTTCCAGTTCCTTTTACAATTTTTTTTCCAATTCCTTTCATGGTTCTTCTAGTTCTTTCAAAGAAAGATGGATCTGCCATTTTAGTTCTTTTGGCAGGTAATGTTGTTACTGGTACTGGTGCATAAAATTTAGGCATTATTTTTTTCTCCCTTTAGCGGCTAATTGTTGAAATTTTTTTTTACCATATTTTTTTCTACCAATGGCTGCTGCTAATGCTTTAGGATCTCTAACACCTTGTTTTTTTAATTTACTAGCTAGTTGTTTGAATCTAGTACCTGTTCCTAATTTAGCTTTTTTCATTAGTATTTACTTTTAACTTTCATGTTTTTTTTCTTTGCGTATTTCTTCGCGGCAGCTTTTCCTTTTTTGGTATACGCAAATTTTTTACTTCCTACTTGTGGCATTATATTTCCTCCTCGTTTTCATCAAAGTATAAATCATCATCATCATCTAGTAAATCTTCTATTTCTGATATAACGTGAGCTGTTTCATCATGCAACTCTTTTAACTCATCTAACAAATGACCAAGTGTTTTTTTCTTCATTAACGCAATAAACCTCTCATAGCCACATCTCTAGCTGTAGGTGGTTGCATTGGCATTGGTTGTCTTTGAGCCATTTGAGATGTTTGGGAATTAGCTTGTTCTTCTAATAAAGCTTTTTGCCTTTCTACTTCAGGCATCATTTTAGCTTTTATGACTATAGCTAATTGTTCTGATTCCTGTGGAGATAAGTTAATAAGTTGATCTGCTAGTTGTTCGATTTTATCTTTTGCCATTATTATTTATAGGAAGTTATCTTATAACTGTATTTACCTAAATCAAGATCAGTAGTTTTATATTTTTTTTTATTTTTATTATTTCCAGTTGCTAAATTATAAGCACCTTTACCAACTTCAATAGAACCAATAGCTAATGTTCCATATTTAAGTCCTTTACCAAATCCTTCAATGGCAGCTTTTTTATAAGGATGCAAAGAATCGTATTTCTTTTTTACTTTTTCTGATGTATCAATAGTTTTTCTTTTAAAAGATCCATAAGCATCTTTAGCTTTCATCTTTAAAGATTTTGGTCTTTTAAATACATTGATGTATTTAGATATATTTTTAATCATTCTCATCTTCTCCACCTAAAAAATAACCAGCTCCTAAAAGGACAGCTTTTGGTGCTACAAAACTTGCAGCATATCCAGCTTTTCCAAGCGGTGAAGCCTTATTCCATCCTCTTGCCATTTGTACACCAAGGTTATTTTTTTTCTTTAAAATCTCTCGTCTTTTTGCATATTTAAATTTATTTTTAAATTGCTTAGAAGGATCTTTTATAATTTTATTAAAATCATAAGCATCGGTTTTAATCATAGGATCACCAGTTCTAATTTTTTTTTTAGTTGGTTTTGTAATAGCCCATTTTCCAAATTCTTTGGCTTTATGTTTTAAAAAAATTGCTGCTTTTCCTATCATGGTTTTCCTTGTCCTCTATAAGTGTTCTTATCTTTTTTGCTATGTCTGCCTGGGCGTTTGCGTCTTTTATTTTTTATATAATTATTTACGCCAAACCCCTTGGCTTTCTTAGCCATTAATACTCGTCTTCATCATCCCCTGCAAGAAAGGATCCTAAAGCAAGACCGCCTAATCCTGATGCGGTAGCTTTTCTTCCTGCTGAAGTTTCTAGTGTTGCTCCATAAAGCTTTTTATAGCCCTTATAACCCTTCTGAGCAGCACCTTCTATACCTTTAATCAGTTTTGCTTCTCCTGATGCATATTTGGTGCCTTTAAACGCAGGTTTAGTAGCCTTCTCAAGTGCAGGTGTTAATAGCTTTTTAACTTTGCTTGGTCGTAATGCTTTTACAATACCATAACCAAATCTTGCTAATGCTGTATACATAATTTTATTCTCCAGTTTTATGAGATTATTATAACAAACCCGTTATTATAATTCTACTATTTATAAACAAACCCCCCTATTTATTTATGAGATGTAGATACCTCCCCTATATATAATTTATACCTTGTATCTATTATCGCTTGGGGTAACTTACAAACCCGTCATTTGCTGTTGCAAATGTCATATTGTTGTTATCGTTGTAACTCGCTGTTGCTCGTTGCTTTAACATTCATAAGGTTTCACCTTGCCCGCGATCCTTACTGGTAAGGACGCGGTCAATGTGTTATTAATTATATTGATATAATGATATCCACATATGATTGTTATCCCCATAACATAATAAGAAAGGATAAATCTATGTATAAAGTAGTACACATAAATGAGGCACAATACTCACTATTTGACTTAAGTAATATGCCTATACAACCAGTACCAACTAAAAAGAAACATCCTCATGATACAAGAAAAGAACTAAAGAGGAACATTATTAATAACTATTTAACTAACTGTAAGAAAGGTAAATAATCTTATGGCTTATGTATTAATAATAGAGTTAGTGCTGTTAATAAGTGTAATGAATATAATATAAAGGAGGTCTGCAATGATGACAATTTTAATGTGGTTAATGGCGATTTATTTAACTATCCAGATAGGTAGCTTCGTATTTACCTTGGTATTTGGTTATTTAGTAGCTAAACAATTAAAGACTGATAAGAACAATGACAGAACTTGATGTTATACAATTAGTAATTTCATTGTTAATTACTATTCTGGGTATTGTCGTAGCAATTTTTGGCAATACTCAGATAGGTATTCTAGCAGCTAGTACTGGAATAATTGCTGGATATATTATCATAAAAGAATTACGCAATCAAGCTGACAAGTAAGCTGATTGCTAATTAAACTAACAAAAGGAGGAAAGCATGTCAGAAAACAAACAAGTGGTAAAGTTGAGTGA